GATATACAAGACTTAGAAACTAAAATAGGTACTGTTAATACTAAAATTGATACAACTAAAACAGAATTAACAAGCAACATAGAAACTACTAAAACAGAGCTAAACACTAGAATTGACACAGAAAATGAGAAACAAAATATTAAAATTGACCAATTAATCGCAGGTGGTTCAAATGTGGCATCTACTCAAATAATAACAATTGATGATTGGGTTGAGGATGCAGAAAATGGATTCAAAGCAACTGTAACACATAGTTTGTTAACACAGAGAATAGTTGTAAATATTATAGATGCTACTACAAAAGAAAATGTAGTTACAAACTTTAAAATTATAGATGATAATTCTATAGAAATTAGAAGTGAAGTAAAAGCTGAGTTAAATGTCTATGTGATAAATGGAAATGCAGAAACTCATTTTATTAATGCAACTGTGGATGATAACAGAGTATCTGAAATGACTACTTATTCATCTAAGAAAATCGAAGATAGGCTGATTAATTTAGAAGAAAAGGTAAATGGTGGTTTATCTAGTATTACAACAAATGTGAATAATATGTTACCTATATAGAAAGGAGAAGAAGATGGCTAAGGTTTATGACTTTAATTATATACATGGAGAACAAGAAGTTGTTTTGCCACCAGGAAAGTATTTACTTGAATGTTGGGGAGCAGCTGGTGGTGGAGGCATTAGAATAGTTGACTTTAACTTACGTTCAAAAGGAGGATATTCGAAAGGAGAATTAACTTTAAGAAAAGAAACAACATTGTATGTTTACGCTGGTTCGAAAGGTTCAAATTATGACTCTACATTTAATGGTGGAGGAAAAGCAATGATGCATGAAAGCCCTTCTGGTGGAGGAATACTGTATTGTAATGGTGGCGGAGCAACAGATATAAGACTTATTGGTGGTTCTTGGGATAATGAACAAAGTCTTTTATCTAGAATAATTGTAGCAGGTGGAGGTGGTAGAAATAATTTTGAAACAAAAGGTGGAGATGGTGGTGGAGATGCTGGAGGTGATGGTTCTAAAGCAGATAGCAAAGGAACTCAAACTAATGGTGGTAAAGGCGAAGCAGGATTAGATGGCTCTTTTGGAAAAGGCGGAAGTGCTGTATCAGCTAGTTCAGGAGAAAATTATGGCGGTGGAGGTGGCGGATGGTATGGAGGTGGGAGCGGTTATAATGCAGGTGGTGGAAGTGGCTATGTTTTAACAGAAAATAGTTATAAACCAGCTGGATATATACCAACCAAAGAATATTGGCTAGAAAATACTTCTATGACTGTTGGCGGAGGCATTGCAGAAGAAAATGGAAAAGCTAAAATAACATTATTGCAAGGATTACCTTTTCTTGTTATTAGTTCTTATACACCAGAACAGGCTGTTTTTACAGCAGGACATACAGAAGAAAATAAACTATCTAAAATTGAATGGTTTATAGATGATGTATTAAAAGAAACTTTTACTACAGATTTATACTTAGAAAAAACTATTAACTATACACTTGAAGATAATGCACTTCATACACTTAAAATAGTTGTTACAGATATTAATAACATGACTTATGAGCAAGTTGTTACTATAAGTAAGAGTATAATGCCACTACCAGCTGACGCTAATTTACAAGATATATCAACTAAGTTAACAGAAATTGGAGAAGGATTTAAAAATGGGAAAACAAGTATTATAAATACTTTAGCACTTAAAAATATAGAAGCAAGTTTAAATAATACATTAGTGGAATTATCAGAAAAAATTAAAGCAAGTTTTGATAGTGGAGACGCTAGTGCGCAGGATTTGATGAATCAGTTAACACAAGCTAATAATACTATATCACAGTTAAATTCTAAGTATAAATATGCCAGTGGTACTATTGATGTTGTTAAAAATAGTTCTTTAATGGCTAATTTATATGGAGAGTCCTTTGGTAGACAACCTGGTACTTGGCTTAAGATTGATAATTTAGGTTTTATTCCTAATATTTTTGTTGCTGAATGTCAATATGTTACTTCTAATAATTATTTTTTTAAACATATTGTTATTGCTACTTGTAATATAAATTGGTTTTGGGAAAAAAAAGATTTTTCGGCTAGAATTGTATTTACTAAAGAAAAAAATTCTAATCAAGATTTTAGTGGAAGTGGAATTATTTATTCAAATAATGAGCGTGATGTATATATAAATAATAAAGGCATTAATGTTCCTGCAAGTAGTCCTAATGTTTCTAGTTACCTACATTCTTGGCATGCTATAAAATTTATATAAAAGAGGTGATAAAATGAATAGAGCAAATAGAATAATTTACGACCAAACAGGCAAAATACTTCTCCAAACAGGAGAAGCAACAGGAGATATATTGCAACATGATACAATAACTGAATTACATTGTATTGATGTTGAGTATGGAAGTATAGACTATACTAAAAATAGAATTATAGGTATAAATATAGAAACAAAAGAACCAATTTTGGAAGAAATACCAATATTCGTTACAGAAGAAGAAAAGAGAATACAAGAGTTAGAAAATCAATTACTAATTGCAGAAAATGAAAAGGTAGGAGGATTATTATAATGAATATAAATAATGTTGTAGTAAGAATATTAGCAGAGAGGATTTTAAGTAGAGGCTTAAATCCTTTAAAAAATCGAGAATTTGAATTAGATGATGTAACTAACACAGACTATAGGACAGCAGTAGAGGATTATATAATTAAACAGAGTGGAGTAGTGGAAGGAATAGAACCAACAGCGTAGTAGGTTCTTTTTTTATTGAAAGAAGGTGATTAAATGACTTTTAAGGAGTTAGTTAATAAAGTTAGAAATCTTGTATTAGAAGCAAAGAATGTAACTATAGAAGATACAGAAAGTAAATTTACAAGTGAAAATGTAGAAGGAGCATTGAAAGAATGTATAGATAGAGCAGATGAGGCTTTTCAAGAAGCCGATAGTGGAAAAACACTTTTATCAACTGCTATCGGCTCTCCCGCTACATCAGAACAAACATTTCAAGATTATGCGAACTATATTACAGGATTTAAGAGCAATATAAGCAATTTAGAAACTCAATTGAAAAGCAAATATTCTATTAGACATGGTCCCATTGATGGAGATGATAGGAATCCTTTTTCTGCTAATTTTGGCAAGAGTGCAAGTTACCTTATTGTCTATGTTTACTTTAGAAGAAATGTATATTATTATAATCCCAGTGGTAGTTCTTTAGGAAGTAGTACAGGAGGTTCTGAACGTGCCTGGATTACTATAGATAGCAATAAAACTGGTTTTTCAGTTCATTCATATGATACTAATTATGAGTCATATACTTTTACAGGTTATTATATTGCTTGTTTCGCATAATAAATTATATTATTAAAACTAGGAGGATGTATGGAAGAAATTAGCATAAATCTATTATGTGCAGTTGCAGGAGTTGTAATATCCTACTTAGCATTTAGAAATAGCTCAAACAGAAAGATACAAGATGATACAGAAACAACTACAAAATTGGAACAACAAATAACTTTTCTGTGTGAGAATGTAAGAGATATAAAGCATGATGTAGCAAAGTTTAATACAAGTTTCTTAGATATCAGTGAACGAGTTGCAAAAGTAGAAGCAAGTACAAAACAAGCACATCTTAGAATTGATGAAATTATAAATAGAATTGGAGGAAAATAAAAGATGGATAATTTAATAAGTTTTATACCAGAGCAACTGCTTTTATTAGTAGTTGCTCTTAATGTATTAGGATTTGGATTTAAGAAATACAAACAGTTAGATAATAAATACATTCCAATCATATTGCTTGTGCTAGGAATTGGATTTTCAATATGGATGCTAGGATTTAACCCTTCATCAATTTTACAAGGTATTTTATGTTGGGGAGTTGCAATAGGAGCAAATCAAGTTTACAAACAGTTGAAGGAGGAAAATAAATAATGAAAATAGCAATAGTACCAGGACACACTTTAAGTGGAAAAGGAACAGGAGCAACTGGGTATATAGATGAAGGAAAAGAAAACAGAATCCTAACTGATTTAATAGTAAAATGGTTGAAACAAGGTGGAGCTACTGTATATACTGGAAAAGTAGATAAGTCTAATAACTATTTAGCAGAACAATGTGAAATTGCCAATAGGCAAAATGTAGATGTAGCTGTACAAATACATTTTAACGCTGACCATACAACATTAAATCCTATGGGTACAGAGACAATATACAAAACTAATAATGGCAAAGTGTATGCCGAAAGAGTTAATGATAAATTAGCAACAGTATTCGAAAATAGAGGTGCAAAATCGGACGTAAGAGGACTTTACTGGCTTAGACATACAAAAGCACCAGCAATATTAATAGAAGTATGTTTTGTAGATAGTAAAGCAGATACAGACTATTATATCAGACATAAAGACATAGTTGCTAAATTAATAGCAGAAGGTATATTAAATAAAAATATAAATAATGAGGGAGTTAAACAGATGTACAAACATACAATAGTTTATGATGGAGAAGTTGACAAAATCCCTGCAACTGTAGTTGGTTGGGGTTATAATGATGGGAAAATACTGATATGTGATATAAAAGATTACGTGCCAGGTCAGACGCAAAATCTTTATGTCATTGGTGGTGCAGCATGTGAGAAGATTGGTTCTATGACTAAAGAAAAATTTACTATGATAAAGGGTAATGATAGATTTGATACACTTTATAAGGCATTAGATTTTATTAATAGATAAATTAAAAAGTAGCAACTAAAAGTAGTTGTTATCTTCTAATGCCTCATTCATAATAAAAAAATAATTTATTATATAATAATATTAAAGTTTGTTTCTAAGGTTAATATTATGTGATACAATTCAAGTGGGTAAATATTATTTGAATGAGGTGTGGGGATGAAAAATTTAAGCAAAAAAGCAGTTATTTTATCACTTTCATTGGTAGTTGTATCACCTTTGGTACATAAGATAAATGCACAAGATATTGAGAAAAATAGGGAAGTTAGATATGAAACAAGGAAAGCTAATAACTTAGAAAATATGACAATGGAAGAAGCTTTTCCAGATGAAAATTTTAGAAAAGTAATTTGTGATAAACTAAGTATTTTAGATGATGGAAATCCAATTGGAATTTCACAAAAAGCGATTATAGAATCTACAAAAGGTTTAACCTTAGGGAGCAAATCAATAAAAAATTTATCTGGAATTAATTATTTTATTGGATTAGAAAATTTTAGTTGTAGAGGAAATAATTTAACGAGTCTAGATTTAAGTAGCAACATAAATTTAAAAGAATTGTATTGTAACGAAAATCAATTAACAAGTCTAGATTTAAGTAATAATAGAGAGTTAACAACGTTGCATTGTGGAGAAAATAATCTAACAGACTTAGTTATAGAAAATTCTAAATTAGACGAATTGAACTGTAGAAAAAATAATTTAAAGAGTTTAGATATAACTAAAGCAACTAATTTGACAACTCTTTTATGTTTTGAAAATGAATTGACTAGTTTGAACTTATCTAAGAATCAGAAATTAAAAATTTTGAAATGTGATTATAATAATTTAAATGATTTAGATATATCTACAAATTTAGAATTACAGGATTTAAACTGTTCTTTTAATCAATTAGAAAATATAAATTTAGATAATAATAAAGAACTTGTTAAGTTAATTTGTCACAACAATAAATTGCAAAATTTAAATTTAAAAAATCATGAAAAGCTTGTAAAACTATATTGTAATCAAGAACAATTAAGTACTTTAAATGTGGAAAATTGTATTAATTTGGAAGATTTAACTTGTAGTAGAAGTAATCTGAAGAATTTGGATATAAGTAGCAATAAGAATTTAAAATATCTAGAGTGTGTAGCAAACAAGTTAACAAATTTGAATATAGAGAATAATATAGAACTTTTAGAATTATACTGTTATGACAATGAAATAAAAGCTTTAGATATAAGTAAAAATATTGACTTAGAAAATTTAACTTGTTATAAAAATAAATTAGATAGTTTAAATACAAGTAAAAATAAAAATCTTAAATACTTATATTGTTCACAAAATGAATTAACTAGCTTGGATGTAACAAAAAATACAGAACTTGTAAGGCTATATTGTGGGGAAAATAGATTAACCAGCTTAGATGTAAGCAAAAACACAAAATTAAAAGAATTAGATTGGTCAAATCAAAAAAAATCAACATCAACAGGAGGTTCGTCAGGGAGTGGAGGAGGTTCATCATCTACAAATGAAGAGTCCTCTGAACCTACTTCAACACCATCTAAGGAAAAATTAACAGGTGTAGACAGAAATGAAACATCAGTGAAAATAAGTCAAAAAGGATGGAATAAAGCTGATAATATAGTGTTAATAAATGACTCTAGCATATCGGATGCTTTATCAGCAACACCATTTGCTAAGTCTAAAGATGCACCAATATTACTTACTAAAAATAATAACTTAAATAAATTAACAGAAAAAGAAATAAATAGATTAGAAGCAAAAAATGTGTACATAGTGGGCGGATTAAAGTCTGTTGATGAAAAAGTAGTGTCTGATTTAAAGAAAAAAGGATTAAATGTAATTAGAATATCTGGAAATGATAGATATGAAACATCAATAAAACTTGCAAAAGAATTAGACAAAAATTCTAACCTGTCAAAAGTAGTAGTGGTAAATGGAGAAAAGGGACTAGCTGATGCAGTAAGTATGGGAGCTATATCAGCAAAAGAGGAAATGCCAATTCTTCTTACTAATCAAAATGATGATATGAAAGATATAAAAGACTTAATAGCTAATAAAAACATATCAAAATCATATGTAATAGGTGGAGAATCTTTATTTAATAATAAAGAAGTGAATAATACATTACCATCTGTAACTAAAATAGCAGGTTCTGATAGAACAGAAACTAACTCAAAAGTAATAAGTCATTTCTATAGCAAAGATACACTTAATGACTTATATGTAGCTAAGAATGGAATGAATAAACAAGACGATTTAGTAGATGCCTTATCAGTAGGAGTGCTTGCAGGTAAAACTGAATCTCCAGTAGTATTAGTTGGAAATGGATTGGATAATAGCCAAAAAGAGTTAATCAAGAATAAAAAGTTTAAAAATATAACTCAAATTGGTGGAAATGGAAATGAAAAAGCATTTAATGAAGTAGAAAACTTAGTTAAATAGATTGAAAGGTAGTAACTGGAAATAGTTACTACCTCCTTTTTTTATTCATTTTCAGTTTTTTCAATAATTATTTTTCCATCCTCAAAAGTAACAAGAACATCCCTTTCATCAGGAGAGATATTCATCTCTTTAATCCATGACATTGGAAGTATCAATCTGGGTGTAAAAGAGCCTTTGCCACTTTTATTAAATCCAATTCTAAGTTTTCTTTGCTCCAATAATATCATTCCTTTCTACTATTAATAAATGCCAGCAATAATAAAGTAAATACCAAAGCAATAAGAGCTTTAAAAGTAAAACTTATTATTATATTAATAATATTTAAAACTATAGTGATACCAAGAATAATCATACAAATTCTATAAAATTTATTATTCATATTAAATTAGAAAATGTGTTATAATATTAGAAAGAAGCTACCTAGAAGGAAGGTATTTTCCTCCTAGGATTGAAACTTATAATTCTTTAATCAATCTTAGTATTGCGAGTACTAGATTAATTAAAACTAATGTGAAAGAGAAAGCATTTTTAATTTTATTAAATTTGTTTTCTCTTTTATTTTTTCTTCTTTCTAATCTCCCCACTTTCTTACCTCCTTTCTATATTTATATTATATCATCACGTGACGTGAAAGCCAATAAATATTCCATATTTTTCAATAAAGTTATAAAATATATTAATATAAAATACAAAATATAATAAAAATAAGTGGATGTTTACATTATACACCCACTTATTTTAGAGTTATTCCTCATCAGATTTTTTTATTATAATCTCATCTTCCTTAAAAATAACTACAGCCTTACGTTTTTCCCTTGTAAATCCCATTTTTTCAAGTTGGCTTAAAGGTAAAGAAATTTTAGCCGAATAAGTACCTGAACCACCTTTACTGTAAACTATTTTAGATTCTTTTTGCTCCAAACTATTTTCCTCCTTTTTTATATTGTAATGTAACAAATATTAACAATAAAATGCTTACTATTAATCCTATTATATTGTTGATATTAAAATGTAAAAATAAAAGTATTATGTCTATTACTATAGTTATAGCAACTATAATAAGACAGAATTTATAAACTTTATCACTCATATTTTATAGAAAATGTGTTATAATATTTAGAAAGAAGTCACTAGGAAGAAGATTAAATTCTTCCTAGCTTACAAAACTATAAATCTTTTAATAATTTAATTAGTTTATCAATTAAATTTATTAAAATGGGTAAGATAGAGAGAGCAGTTTTAACTTTGGCGAGTTTGCTTTCTCTATCTTTTTTTCTTCTTTCTATTCTACTCAT